TTACTTTCTATATTTATTAGGCGTGAATTTCTGCTTTGCATTAATCTTTGCAATCCGCAAACTATTCTCGAGACTAGCTGTAAGCAGCTCTCTTGTCTCATCATCCAGTGGCTCTCCGCTGAACATAAGCGCGCTCTGACGGCTTTCCAGTTCAGACAGCATGGCTTCCAGCCGCTTGGAGATATCGTTTTGGTCCCGTCTCGTTAACTGCGGTTCACCTGCACCACTCTCCAGTAAATCGTATTTAGTAATACTAAAATAGTCGGCGATCTTCTGAAGCTTGGGCATGGGAGGGATTACCTTGCCAACGCACCAGGTATTGAATGTTGTTGGACTTATTCCCAGATCTTTAGCAATCTCCTTTTGCTGTTTCCCGCTTATGGATATAAAATGATTTAGATTTCTAGAAAATATCTTTTTTTGCTCTTCCCCTGTCATGGCAATGACCTCCTTTTATAATGATAATACTATATTATAGGATTAATTTCAATAAAAATCCTATAAAATAATATCCATATATTGACAATCCTATAAAATAGGATTAAAGTATAAAATACGCTGACAATCCTATTTTATTAGATTTCATGACGGTATAGCAATATGTAAATTGGAGGGGTAATAGTGAACAGGAGAGAATTAAAACTAAATGAATATGGGATAAGCAGTAAACGTTTTAAGGAATTAAGTGCTTTTTGTGAACAGTATCCGGAATGGGTAGAGGAACTTAAAAAGAGGTCACCGGCTGTTTGCGCTGATGCAGTCCGCAGGTCAGAATTGGAGAATAAGTGCCGTATAATTGAGACCGCAGCTTTAGAGGCGGATGAGGAACTGGGAAATTTTATCATCAAATCAGTCTGCTATGAGAAACCATTTTGGTATCTTCGGGATATCTTAGAAATTCCCTGCAGCCAAAGCGCGTTTTATGACAGACGGAGGTATTTTTTTTATCTGTTACATAAGAGAAAGAGGATGTGAACACCTCCGGGACATCAGGTACAGATATAATAATATCATCGAAAGGACATGAATATATAAAATTTGTTTCTTTCGGTGTTTCTAAATGGCCATTGGAAACGGAGGTATTGGATTGTGGGTGAGAAGGATAAAGGCAGAAGAGACATGGACTTGAATGCAGACAAAAGAGGTTTAGTATTTATGAGGTGTGCAGGAACAGACAGCCGCGGGCAGCCGTGCAACAGACTGTTGGGCAAGGTGTCCGGGAATGCTGAAATCAAGTGCAGAAAATGCGGCGCATTAAATTTCTACAATTCTATAACAGGACGAATAACCTGCAGTCGGTGAATAGAAAACACCAATAGTAAAGGTAGGTGATGATATTGCAGGATTATTTTGATACGGTATATAACCGTCTTACATCTGCGGTGAAAGGTGTATGCCAGAATGCTGGCAAAGAAACCATAGGCCTCCCGGCAGCATTTCCATATATGGATGTCAGCCTCGAAGATTGTCCGGCCAGTTTAAAGGCCGCTGATTTGGAGGATATGGACAATGCTGTAGAACCTGTGATTAAAATTACTGTTTATACAGAGGGACAGGAGCAGGCAGATTTGGCCAGAAATATTTTATCGTTGGCAGGTGCTGAAATGCAGCAGATGCTCTTTCGCAGAAGCCTGGGACCACAAAGAGTAACTGTTCCTGATACCGGAAACATTTTCTGTATCAGTGCCCGGTACACCAGGGTTATCTGTGACGGAGATTTATCTTAAAAGAGACAAAAGAATAACAATTTAAAGGAGGATGCTTAAATATGGCAGGAGAAGTAGCAAAAAAAGCAGTAAGTACTATTAATACAATTCTGGAGACGTCAGAGGACGGAACTACATGGACAAAACTATGCAGGATTAAATCTTATCCGGCGCTGGGAGGGGCTCCTGAACAGGTGGAGACCACAGATCTGGAAGATGATACTCAGACATTTGTACCAGGTGTACAGACGATGGAGGCCATGGATTTTGTGGCGAACTACACACTGGAAGCATATACAACTGTCAGCGGAAAAGCAGGAAAAAGCTTACGCTACAGGATTTCCATGGGCAAAGATGGCGTGGACGGTGTAGCGAGCTGGGAAGGACAGCATACAGTCTTTATCAATGAGGGTGAGGTCAATGGGGTCAGAGAGATGACAATTTCCGTAGCTCCCGCATCCAAGATTACAATTGCAGCCAAGGCGTAAAAGGCAGAATAAAACGAATTCAGATGGGAGATAGAACATGAATATAAAAATAAATCAAAAAAATTACTCTGTGGCAGAGCTTAGCTTTAAAGATATGGTGCATATGGAGGATATGGGGTTTTCTGTCATTGAGATGTTCCAGAAGGCAAAGGTATTCTCTCTGGCAGTTGCATTTGTAGGTGTCTGTGCAAACTGCAGCCGTGAGGAAGCGGAGCATCTTTGTGAGCAGCACGTTCTTGGCGGTGGTAAAATTGAGGATATTTATGAAGCTTTTAATAAGGCGGTAGAAGATTCGGGTTTTTTCAAAAAACTCCTCGGAGTGAACGGGGACAAGAAATAGAAGAAGGAATCCCGGATGCAGGAGAAGCTTTCAAAGTTAGTGAGAAAGTGTTCAGCTATAGAGATACCATATATGATGTGTGGCTGCCTGCGGCATTAAGGTTCGGCATACCGTATGGGGATTTTTGGAGCATGAACCCAAGAATCATTATGATATACCAAGAGGAATATATCCGAAGAGAGAAAAAAGAGGCAGACATGCTGGATTACGCAGCCTGGCTCAACGGCCTATATATTGTAAATGCCATACAGGCAGCTCTATTTCCCAAAAAAGCTAAGTATGCGCGGCATGCATTTTCTCTGAAGGAGGAAGGGGAAACCATGTCGCCGGAAGATAAATTTAAAGAATGGATTGCAGCGTTTAATAAAAAGTTTGATAAAGCATAGAAAATTTTAGAGTGCCAAGAGTACCATGAAAGTGTGGTGATTATATGGCACAAGATAATTTAGATTTACAGCTGAATATTCAGACCGGAAAGATTAATGCCCAGCTTGTACAGCTAGAGGTAAATTTGAACAAAATATTAACCGTCATGCGGGCAATGAATCAGGAACAAGTCAAGGGACTGGAAAAAGGGGTAAAGTCTTTAGCAAAAAGCACGGACAGTGCGCAGTCAGGATTTGGCAAGATAGGAGAAAGCATAAAAAAGGTCACGTCTCTTTATGAATCAATGGCAAACAGTGTCAAGAGTGCTTCAGATACGGTAGGCCAAATAAAATCTATGTATGCTGATTTTGACAAGGTAAAGGAAAAGATAGAGAGCCTGGCAACAAGTGAAGCTTTAACAAGTATGTTTGGAGAAGGGGGAACCTTTGCGCAAATGGGTGCGGCAATCACGAAGCCTTTTACAGGTCTTGCTGCTTCCATAAGCGGTCCGGTGGCACTCGTGGTAGGTGCATTGGCTCTGATTGCTCTTGGCATTGCAGACCTGTGGGCTACGTCCGCAACCTTCCGGGACGGTATGACGGGGGCCTGGGAGTTGATTTCAGGTGCTGTACAGGGGGCCTGGTCAATGATATGGGAAATGGGACTGCAGCCATTGATACAGAACTTACAGGAACTTGGTATGACCCTCTATAGTTTTTATGAATCCAGCGGACTGAAATCACTTTTTGAAATGGTGGTAACAGGGATCACGTGGATTGCAGGCATTTTAGGCTCTACCCTGATTGTGATGGTGTCGGGTGCTTTTACAATAATTCTTGAGGTAATCAGCGGTATTATAGGCTGGGTTACCACTTTGGTAGAGAATATTACCTGGTTTTTCAACAATTGGGATGTGGTATGGGCCGGTATTGTGGATATTGCGACACGGTGTAAGGATGCAGTTCTTGCTGTTTGGACTATGATTGTGCAGAAGCTGCAGGCGGTTTCAGCATATATAAGCAGTATATTTAATGCCGATTGGTCAAAGAATTTTGGCTTTTTAGGCGAGATTTTAAATGTATTTTTTCAAGGAGTGCAGGGGGCTATAGATGGAATAAAACGTGTACTCCAAGGTATTATACAGTTTGTTCAGGGGGTATTTACCGGGAACTGGTCTAAGGCTTGGAATGGAATTAAAGAGATCTTCGGAGGAATATGGGACAGCTTATCTTCTATTGTAAAAACTCCGATTAACGCAGTGATTACCTGCTTAAACAAACTGCTGGACGGAGTGGAGAATGTAGTAAATAGGATTGCAGATGCGTTGAGTATTCATCTGGACCTGCCAGATGCAATTGAAGAGGTTACAGGATGGAGTTCATTTGGGATATCATTACCTCATATTAGCATTCCTTCAATTCCTCATTTGGCGGGAGGCGGTATAATTCCTAATATGGGGCAAGCCTTTATTGCCAGAGAAAGAGGACCAGAACTGGTAGGCACGTTTGGCAGAAAGTCAGCGGTTGTGAATAACAGCCAGATTATAGAATCAATAAGTGCCGGAGTTAAGGAGGCTGTTATTGAGGCTATGATGGTTTCTAAAGGTACAGCATACGGCGGTACACCTGTGGTAGAAGTAACACTTATGGCGGATTCAGAAACTCTATATCGAACAGTCCAGAAGGGCAAAGAAAAATATGGAAGAAGGTACAGTGTAGTTGCGGAAATGTAACGAGTCGAAAGGGAGGACAATGGTGAAGTTATGGCAATGCTTTATGTAAATGGTGAGCAGATAAAAACTCCTTCTACGTTGGAGTGGGGACTTCAGGATATCCTTGGAGGAGATTCCGGCAGAACGCAGGATGCAGTAATGCACAATAATAGAATCAGTCAAAAAAGGAAGTTGTCCCTTAGTTGGAACAATCCGACAAAGGAAGAGGCTTCTGCTATTTTAAAAAGCTTTAATTCCGAATACGTAGAGATTAAATATCCGGATGCTATGAGCGGTGCGGAGGAGACGAGGACATTTTACGTGGGAGATCGGTCTGCACCTATGAAGACATGGACAGTAAATCAAAGGAGATACTCTTCCATATCCTTTGAACTAAATGAAAGATGAGGCAGGTGATACAGATGCTTTTAATTAAATTGGGGTGGAAGTTATGAATAATGTATCAAATGAGTTCCGGCGGCAATTAAGTACGGATAATAGAAATTATCAGTTATATGTCAAAATTGTCCTTTCAGATGGCAGGGAACTGCATATTGAGAATAAGGATATATGGGAGAATGGATTTAAAATTGAAGATGCGGTTTCCGGAGATTCTTGTTTTGATATTGGAGCTGCAATTATTAATAAGTTCTCCCTTACACTGAATAATATAGACGAAAATTTTTCGAAGTATAATTTTAATGGAGCCGTTGTGACTGCGCTGGTAGGGTTATCGTTTCATGGGAAAACAGAAAAAATACAAAAGGGAATTTATACCGTTGACGAAACCAGCTATGATGGAGCGGTCATAAAATTGGAATGTTTGGACAATCTGTGTAAATTTGAGAAATCATACCGTACAAGTACTTTACAGTATCCGGCAACCATTGGAGAAATTGTCCGGGATGCCTGTGAGTGCTGCGGAACACCGCTGTTAAGCACAGTTTTTGATGGGAGTACGGAAACGGTTAGGGAACGTCCGGATGATGAGGCTCTTACTTTCTTACAGGTAATCTCCTGGTGTGCCCAGAGGTGCTGTAAGTTTGCCAGGTGTGACGAATATGGACGCCTTGTTATAGGCTGGTATAATACGGAAGCGTTTGCTGATATGGGACTGATTGACGGCGGGAGATTTGATAAAGGCGCAGTGCTTCCTGAGCTGTTTCCTTATTTGAATACAACAACTGGTATGTCTTGTTTAAGAGATAATGTTAAACAAGATGATGGAACAGATACGATTGCAGGTGTGTCATGGTTCAAATTCAATGGTAAAACATGCGAGACATTATATGTATCGGGGAACCATTGGATAGGATTGAGCAGCTCAGCAGAGGAGTTAAAGGTATGTCGCAGGGATGGGGCTATGTACTATCTGTATCGGCAGGAAGGGGCGGTATCGGGCAGGCGTTTTCTCAAAATACGTTGGGAAGGATACACAGCTTATAATAAAACAGAAGAACAATATGCTTTAAAGTTTGAGCTTTTTCTTTTGGAGCCGGGGATTTTATATCTAAATGTTCTTCAAACGCCGACTAATAAAAGTTATTTGGGAACAAGCTCGCTGGTGTGCGGGGACTCCACGATAAATCTCAGCGTAGCGGATGGGACTGGGAGCGGATCCGGAATAATTTTAGTTTCGGATTCAGACGGAAGGAACTGGGAGAAGGCAGAGCCGGGTAAACTGCCGGTAACGTATTTTACTGGGGACTTTGCAGATGGCGGAGATTTTAACCATTACGATGCTGGTCACACGCATGATGCCGGTGTATTTGAGAACATGGAAACTTTTCATCATATTTTTGCGGTTTCATCATTGAACATTAGTACCGATAATGTTGCTGTTACTGGCATTAAAGTTACGGCAGGGGAAAATGAACAGGAGAAAAGTTTCCTATATGGAAGCGAAGGGTATGTATTATCTGTTAGTGAAAATAAATTAATACATGCGGATGAAGTTATGTCTGTGGCGGAATTTATCGGAAGCAGGGCAGTTGGACTGTGCTTCAGACCTTTTAGCTGTTCTTGCCTGAGCGATCCTACGATGGAAGCTGGGGATCTATGCTTCATTACGGATGGAAAACAGAATTCTTATAAAAGTTTTATAACCCGGCATATATTTCAACCGGGAGGATACCAGAGTGTTCAATGCAGTGCAGAGACACCTTCCAGAAATCAGGCAGATTCCTATTCAGATATGACAAAAGCGATTGTAGAAGCCAAGAAAAATACACAGAACCAAATTTCCAATTATAACATCGCAGTTCAAATGCTTACGTCATTGATGACACAGGCCTTTGGAGTCTATAAGACAGAAGAGATACAAGACGATGGTTCGATCATTTACTATATGCATAATAAACCAACGTTGGAGGAGTCACAGACTATCTGGAAAATGACGGCAAATGCTTTTGCGGTTTCTACCGATGGAGGGAAAAACTGGAACGCCGGAATGGACAGTTCGGGTAACGCAGTGGTTAATGTCTTATCAGCTATCGGCATTACTGCTGACTGGATTAGAGCAGGGGAAATGTCGGCAGATAGAATAAAAGGAGGCACATTAACTTTAGGGGGCAGCGGCAATCAAGGGGGCGTGCTAAAAGTACAGGATGCCTCGGGAAGTCAGGTTGGTATATGGGATAAAGATGGAATCAATGTAAAGAAGGGGACTTTTTCAGGCTCACTGGATGCAGCCACAGGCACATTCAGGGGTGCATTGAATGCGGCAACAGGTACATTTAAAGGTTCTCTGAGTGCTGCGACCGGGACATTTTCAGGAATGCTGAGTGCTGCGACCGGGACATTCACAGGGAAAATAATGTCTGACAATGGATGGCATTGGGTGCAGATTGACAATGGATATATGCAAGGCGGGGAATCTAATAGAGATTTTACGGGTTATGTGGCGTTTAACACAATTGCTGCCAGTACAGGTACTTATGGGACTCGTATTGCAGGAAAAGGAATCCTGGCTCTGCTTAGCCGTGATATTGGGGTGGCGTCCTATGCCAGCATTAATTCCGATGTTACGGTAACTACGGGAGAAAGTGGCAGCATATTCGTTGCCACTGATCTTGAAATTGAGGCCCTGGACGATGGAGGGGTTTCTTGGTCATATACAAACAGAACTTTGACCTTTGAAAAGGGGTTAATGGTTACGGCAATTTAAAAAAGGAGATAGTATGACATTATATAAGGCAAGAAAAGATAATATTGAGTTTTATATACAGCCAGAAATGATAGAGGCGTATGCTGCCATGGGCTATGTGGTAATTAAACTGGATGAAAGGATTCTGACAGATGAAGAAATGAAGTCGGAAATAACATTGGGAGAGAGAAACATAGGAAGTGCAGGTGGAAGGAATGAATGAAATTGATGTTACCTTATCAGTGGTAATAGATAACACTACGTCTGAATGTGAACAAGTGATACAGGAGCTGATGGAGAAACACAGACTGGCTCCTGATACCATGGAGCTTATATTAGAACGAGTATTAGCAAATATCAGAGCAGTTAAATGCAGACTATATGCTTCGGCTATTATTTCAAAACAAAGCTGTAAAGAAGAAAAGGTGGAGAAGATTGGAACAGTAGAGGAGATGTGTAAGGATTTGCAGGAAAAAGGGATTCATACAACAGTAAAGAGTTTGGAGGCAGGTGATCATTAATGGCAATTCAAAATCGTAGAGGCGATTATGCAAGGTTTGACCCTCAGAAGCTTCTCCCTGGTGAGTGGGCAATTGTCTTAACTGGTGACAGTAATGCGGCGGATGGCATGGCGTGCTATATGTGTTTTTCGCCCGGGGTAGTAAAGCGGATGGCAACCTATCAGGATATGGTTGAAAATATGGGAAAACTCAGTGCAGATGTGGTGAAACAGGTGATGGAAGAGTTCGCGGCAGCTATGACTGCTGCCACAGCAGCAGCAAATACGGCGGCTTCAGAGGCATCTACGGCGGCCGGAACAGCGTCTCAGGAGGCGGCAAATGCGGCAAGTCAGGCGTCAGCCGCGAACACGGCGGCAACTGGGGCCAATGCTGCCATACAGAGAATAAATAATAAGCTTGAAGAAATGGAAACAGCAGGCCCGGTGCTGCAGTCTGAAAAGGGCAGAGCAAATGGGGTGGCAGCCCTTGACAGTTCAGCAAAGGTACCTGCAGCACAGATACCGGGGACGATAAATGCGGCAACAGCAGCAAAATTAACGGCGGCAAAGACAATTGACGGAATAGACTTTGACGGCTCGGCAAATATTAATCATTTTTGCATCTGCTCAACAGCCTCTGCAACAGCTGCTAAGACGGCATCTCTTTCAGGGTTTAAGTTAAGTACCGGGGCAAGAGCAATGGTTAAATTTACCTATGGATGTACAGCTGCAAACCCCACATTAAACATTAACGGTACCGGAGCAAAGGCTATTTATTACAAGGGTGCAGCAGTCCCGGCCGGGTATATATCACCAAATATGTTTGTGGAAATGATGTATGATGGTACGCAGTATTGTATAACAGGGGATATTCAACATGTAAATGCTCCGCTTACCGGTTTCGTAAAAGGAAGTCAGACAGGAGATGTTGCGGCTGCAGATACATATACAAGCGCATTTTCTAAGATACTAAACGCTATTTCGGGTAAAGTAGACGTGGAACTGGTTTCCGCTAACGGCGGGAAATGCTGGAAGTTTTCTAACGGCCTGGCGATTGCAGTTATGTGGAAAAATGTATCTTTTACTACAAGCATAGCGTGGACAAATTCTAGCTTATATTATGCAGTAATTAATGGTCTGGGAAACATGCCTATCACATTTAAAGATATTCAGTATAGAAATATTACTTTAGACTCTACAGGAGCATATTGGCTGTGCTGGAATGATGGGGGTATGAATGCATGGGCCGGCAGTGTATATCCCATTAGTCCGAACAAACAGACGACTGCTGCGTCCGGTACGTTCCGTTGTATTTGTATTGGCACCTGGAAATAATATAAACATCTAATGGCTATATGATATGCTAAAAGGGGCTGCTTTCATCGTTTGTTTCAAGACGAAAAGCTGGTCCCTTTTATTGAATCTGACATATTTGGAAGATAGTCAATTGATAAAAAGGACATGAAGGGAGGTGCAGAATGAAAGTAATTGATTCGTATAATGCGGTTGCCGGAGCAGCAGCAGCCGTTTTAGTAAGGGTTTTTGGTGAACATTGGATTCTTTTTGCGGCATTTTTATTACTAAACATAGCCGATTGGATTACTGGATGGATGAAGAGCCGGATCGCACACAAAGAAAACTCCATTTCCGGATGGAAAGGGGTACTTAAAAAACTAGGATATTGGCTGATGATACTGGTTGCTTTTGTCGCCAGTGCAGTGTTTATAGAAGTGGGCAGCATTTTACAAATAAATCTGCATGTTACTACGTTGCTTGGATGGTTTGTATTGGCGTCACTATTGGTAAACGAGATTCGGTCTATATGTGAGAATTTTATAGAAGCAGGTTATAAAGTGCCTATGATTTTACAGAATGGTTTGGAGGTAGCAGATCAGGCTGTCAATAAAGAGAAAGAAAATGTGGCCTCGGAGGATAAAAAATGA